TCTGCCATAATTATCCTCCGAATGCTTTTGCAAATTTACCACCTCTCAATTTAGCATCTGCTACTGCGCTTATAGTTGATTGTTGTATCTGTGGCAATAGATTTGCTATCTCTGTTCTTACTGTATTTGTTACACCTAAAGCAAAATTTAAGTTTTGGTTTATAACTACACTACTTCCGCCACCAATTTTACCAGGTGTTAAACTACTTGGTACAATACTACCAGCAGTTCTTGGTACAAAAAGTTCTGGGCCTCTTTCACCAACCAGTGATGGTTTTCCAGCTTGTATAGTTCCACCACTTGCAAAAGAACCCTCTGTTGCAGTTGTAGCACCACCACCACCCATAGCAATTTGTAACATTCTAAATGGATTTAGACCTCCACTACTTCTACCAGTTAAAGCATCAGTAAGCATTTTTTTTGCTCTGTCTAAAATTAAAACTTGTATGACTGTTTTTTGTAAGTCTTGTATTAAAATTCTTAATATACCTTTAAAATCTAGTGCTGATAATTTACCCTCAACAAAAGCATCTGTTATTTTTTTTCCTGCTGTTTCAAATGCATTACCAAAACCATCAGCAATTTTTTCTAATCTTTCAAATGCTTCTATTTCTTTTGTTTGTATTTCAGCAATCTCTAATCTTTTTTGTCTTTCTTGACTTAAAATATCATTTATTTTTTGTCTAGCTACTGGACCCTCTCCAAGTTTTGATATTAATGCTGATTCTAATTTTCTTAAATCTGCTATTGCTCTTAATTCTGCTCTTGATTTACCAAGTGCAAATATTTCTGCGTTTCTACCTCTTTGTATTTTTGAAAGTGTTTCTTGTGTAATTTTTGCAGATTTATCTTCAAAAGTAGGTTTATTTTTAAGAGCATTTATTGCATTTCTTATTTCAACTTCTCTTTCTAAAGATTTATTAAGTTCATCAGTTGCATCTTTTAATTTTATACCTTTACCTCTTGCCTTTGCACTATTTAAATCTTCTAATTTTTCTCTTGCTAATTCTGTTTTTAATGCTTGTTCTTCTAGTGCTTGATTTAGACCATCTATTGTTTTTGGTAACCTTTCTTCTTCTGGTATAAATGCACCAAATGCTTTTGCTAATAAATTTATTACACCAGTAAGTGTTGAAACAATAGCTTTACCAAGTGCCGCTTTTTCAAAAAATAAAGTAATATTTTCTCCAAGAGTATCAAAAGCACCAGCTAATCCACCTGCCGCACCCTCACCTGCACCACCAACTTGATCTTTAAGTGCTTTTAAAATTAATTCTTGTGCTTTAGCTTGTTGTCCAGTTAAAGATAAAACTTTTATTTGTTCTTTTTGACTTTCAGAAAAAGATACACCAACTCTCCTTAAAGAAGCTAAACCAACTTCTGGTTCTTCTAATGCTTTACCTAATTGCGTTGCCGCTGTTGTTATACTTCCAAAACCTACTGCCGCCAAATCTTGTGATAGTCTTAAAACTTCACCAAATGTATCACCACTTATGGATTTAAAAGTTAATAATATACCTGCAGCATCTCTTGCACCTTGTACACTAGCTAAAGTGTTTCTACCAATAGATATTGCAAGTTGTTCAATATCTTCTGCTGTTTGTCCTGCCGCAAAACCAGTTGCTTTTAATATTGCTTCTAGTTTTAGAGCTTGTGATTCTGCTTTAGAACCAGCACTTATAAATTTAGCTAACCCAACACCAAGTGCAGTAAATGCAGCTAAACTAACTAATAAAGTTCCACTAACTCTACCTGTGATTGCACCAATAGCATTTAATCTTCCAGCTACTGGACCAAGTGGACCTTGTACTGCCGCAATAGAACCAGATACATTTCTTAATCTTTCTTGAAAAGTTTTTTGGGTAGGTATAACTTTCTGTGTAGATTTTCTTAACTTCTCTACACTTTGTGAACCTTTGTTTATTTGGTTCTGAAAATTTTTAGCATTGGCTTGTAGCCTTACTTCTATTGTTGTTAAATTAGTTGCCATTAGTCTGGAAATCTCCTCATTAAATCTCGCATTTCATCTTTTAGCATAGGATTTTTTGTTTTACCACCTTTAGTTAGTAAATATCCATTTATTGCCGAAATATATTCTCTCGGTGTTAAATCCCAAAATGTTGCTGGTGTCATGCGAAGAACACCTAATCCTATTTCTAGGTATTCTTGGATTGGGTATCTGTCTGAATGTTCTCCGCTGGTGCTAAAGGGTTGTCGTCTTCCTTTGTTTCTCCAGTAAATGCAGAAGCTAAAACTATACCTGCTATTTCAGAAGATACTAAAAGACCACTTTTCATCATAGCATCACCAACTGCCTCTTTAACTATATTAGTTTTTGATCCTAATAACCCTTGATGTAAAATCGTTAATAAATCTTTAAAAGAATATTTACCAGCTGACATATCTTGTGTTAGCTGAATAATAGATTTACCTGTTATATTTTCGATATTTACTATTGATTCAAAAGTAAGTCTAAAAGTTCTTTCTTTATCTCCTAGCTTACCTTTTACTTCACCCTTGTATTGGTTCATCATCATCTCCTAGTGCTTTTTTTAGTTTTCTCTTTGTTTGTATTGCTTTTTTTAACTCTCCAGTATCATCTTTGATACAATGAAGTTCTGCTCTACTTTGTGTTATTGTAATTTTTTGCACTATAAGATTTTGGTATGAATTGACTAATATTTTATCAAGTGGGCGACAATCAACATCTTTCGTACATTCTATTGTTATTTCACCTTTTTTGGTTACTTTTATAAAACCATGATATTGATTGTCATTGATTGTAAAATTAATCACTTCCCAACCATTAGTCCACTTTATTTCCATAATTACGCATTCGTATATGTTATTGTATTAGATGATTCTAAAGTGACAGAATAAGTTTCTTCACCATTAAATTCACCTGCTCTTTCGTAGCTTGTTACTAAAAAAGCACCTGAAATCTTTGAACCATCTGAAAATACTAAATCATAATTTTGTATTGCACCATCAAATGCAAAACCTCTTAAAATATTTTCTGTAGATGAATCTGTAAATACTCCACTTGCTGATATTGTCATACTTCTTACGCCACCACCTTGTAATAAATCTCTAGCTTTATCATTTCCACTTGAAATAAAAGCATTTGAATCTTTAGTTGTTATATCTACTGCTTCACCATTTATTGTCATAGATGTACTTCTTAATCCACCTATTGTTGCTGGTGTGCCTGTGCTATTATCTTTTAATAAAAAACTACTACCTTTTCCTGCAGCCATTTTAATTTTCCTCCTTTAAATTTTTATGAATCAAAAACCATAGCCCTAAATCTTTGAAGGCCATGAGTAGTTAATCCATCATTTTCTTTTATAATATCTGAAAACTCAAATCTTAAATTTACAAGACTTGCTCCAGTTATTGTTAAACTAGATTCATGCAATAAAGCATAAATTCTACTCATAATCTCTTTTGTTTCCTTACTTCCTCTATATCTTGAAAAAGTATGAATTACAAGAGTATGTTCATTTCCTTGTAATGTTTTTGTACCATTATCTACTGCTGTTTCTTCTCCTATTTTAACATAAGGAAAAGCTGTATTTTCTGGAACAAAATCAAATACATCTGTTACTAAAGATTGTAATGTACTATCACCATCTAAAGCATCAAATACTGTTTTTTGTAATCCTAAACTATGATCACTCATTTAACTAACCTTTTAATTTCTTTAACCACTCTATTGAAAACTGCTTGTGCTATTTTTGGTCTGCTTCTTTCCGATGCTGGAAATAAAAAAGGTCTAGCCAACATTTTAGAAGTACCAAACTCTAAAAAAGAAGAATATGTTGCATTACTTTCTACAGCAACATTATCAATATCAACTTGTCTTACAATTATATTTCTAACTAAATTGCCAGTATCACTTGCTGGTGCTTGACCAGGGGCAGATGCTTTGTGTGTTCTTCTTGGATTATACTTTTCGTAAGTTCTACCTGATTTTGGACCAGTTTGTATTGATTTAATAGCTTCACCCCTAATTAACTGTGCACCACCCTTAATAACCTCTCTAAATGGCTCCTCGAGGTCTTTTTCAAGGGATTTAAGAGATTGTAATGCTTTTTTAACACCTTTTACTTTTATTTCTAATCTCATTATGTACCTACATTTTCTACTGCTGTTAGAGTAATAAAATTATTAAAATCGTTTTCATTATTTATCTTTACAATATTAAAAGTTCTTGAACCAAATAATATTCTCATAGTTGTAGTAATACCACTTCTATATCTAATTAAAAATTCAAATGTATGTGGGTTTTGTACTTTCTCACCTGTACTTTCATTAAATATTTCTCTACCAGCTTTTGGTGTTATTTTAGCAAAAGCAGTAACATGTGTACTTCTACCTGTGGTAAAACCACCATGATTATCTGTAGTTAAATCTGTATTCTGTATTGTAATTTTATTTCTTAAAGAACCTATTCTTGAAACACTTGGCATATTACCCTCCTAATATTGCTTGTGATCTTAAAATTCTATAAGGTTGAAGCATAGCACCGATTGTATAAGGTATTGCATTTACACCTAAACTTGTAACTGCTTCTCTGTTTTCGTAAAGATGTGTTGTTAATAATTTTATAGCTTGTACTATTGGTTCTGGTACATCACTTGCACCACCATAACCAGCAACATATTTAACTACATAAGCATTTGCATTTCTAGTTTCTGTTACTGTTGGCCAACTCTTACCAGTTCTTAA